AGGTTCACAAGGCATGTTGATGCCAAAGTTGAAATACAGATTCCGTATTTCATTCGAAAACTTTGGCGTAAGCACTCCTACAACTGAGCTAACAAAACAAGTTGCAGAAGCATCTCGTCCACAGGTTAAATTTACTGATCAAGTTATTGAAATTTACAACAGCAAGATCCACTATGCGGGTAAACCATCTTGGGAGCCAATTCCAATCAAACTACGTGACGATGTTACAGGTGCTGTTAGCAAGCTAGTCGGCGAGCAAAACCAGAAACAATTTGACTTTTTTGAACAAAGTTCAGCGGCTTCAGCAGGTGATTATAAATTCACTATGCGTATTGAAATTCTTGACGGTGGCAATGGCAATATGGCTCCAAGCGTACTTGAAACATGGGAATGCTATGGTTGCTATGTTGAATCGACTAACTGGCAAGATTTAAAATACAGTGAACAAGGCCCAGCTATGATCGACTTATCAATACGTTTTGATAATGCGGTACAAACTGCTCCAGTTCCAGCTATTGGTAGCCCAACTCCAGTGATGAATAATGCTAAAACTGGTAATAACGTACTAGGCGCATAATACTAAGCCTGCACTCGCAGGCTTTTTATTGACTGTCCATTAACTACGCACTTAATATATAGAATAAATACTATATGGCATTCACAGCTAACGATAATTTAAAGTCTGATGCATTTACCTATCTGCGTGATTGGCGACATGCCGCAGATCTGTTTAATGCTGACCAATTTAGACTTGCTCCCAAGTTTGGTTTCCAATTCCATGTAGCATTTGGTATTAACACAGGTGCTCTACAAAACACTGCACTAGTGCAACGCTATGGGTCTGAAATTAATATGTTAGTCAAGAGCGTTGCACTACCTAGTTATACAGTAAGTATAGAAACACTTAATCAGTACAATAGGAAAAAGAACGTTCAATACTATCATAAGCCCGGCGAAATTGATATTAAATTCCATGACGATAACATGGGTCTAATTAATCAGCTATGGCAAAATTATTATAGTTATTATTATGCAGATCCTATGTCTGCTCAAGTACCAGGTGCCTATGCAAGGAATGCTACCCAGAGTAGTAATTATATTCCTACTAGTTATGGTCTTGATAATGGTAGTACAGATCCTTTCTTCAACTATATAAAAATCTATCAAATGGCACGTCACGAGTATGTTGAATATGTATTGAGTAATCCTATTATTACTAGTTGGAATCACAATAAATTAGATTATACTGATACTAAGACTCGTGAATTTGATATGAAGATCATGTATGAGGCTGTTAGTTATAATGTCGGTGCAGTAGATCCAGCATTAGACCCAGCAGGCGGAGTTGAGGGGTTTGGGAATGAACACTATGACCAAGGCCGGAGTCCACAGCAAGGTATCAATCCCGATCCTTCAGTGATTGATCCGAGTTTTGTACAAAGCCTAGACCTAGAAGGGGCAAAGGGTTCGATACTAGCTAGTGTAATAAATCAAATAGCTAGCGCACAAAATGTTGTATCACCGATTAGTGCTTCGGGAACATCGGGACTACTAACTCCCCCAACAGGAAATAGTGTAGGCGGGCTATCAGGTATAGCTTTTCCTCAAAGTAGTGTAGTTGCTAATGCAGGCACTACTGCTTCATCATCGGGAATTAAAGCATGATAACAGGAAATTTGCCAGTAGCTCCCCAAGCAGGCACGACTAGCGTTAAAATGTTTTTTGATAATTATTTTGCCACACAGGTGAGTTTTCCTGCGGCAGAAATTGACGCCGCAGTTGGGTTTTTCTCAAAGAGAGGATTTGATTCTTCTAGTGCTAGTTCAACTGCTATCATATTACTTAATCAGGCTAGAGTTGAAAATGTATCGGTGTTTAGTTTGCTAGACAAATTAAAGGGTCTAACTGATGTACAGTTGGGGCAAGTTATTGCTCAAGTTCTAAATGCCTATAGAGAAAAGACCAGTTTATTGGGCTACAGAACTGCGGTAGCCACTGACACCTTTGAAGCCCGCAACATTTTAATCTAATATGTCTAAGTTTGCTCGAGGAAAGTTCAGTATGAAACATCCCGAGAAGTATGTGGGTACAAAAGTACCTACCTATAGAAGTAGTTGGGAATGGAGTTTCATGAACTTCTGCGATAACAACGAAAGTGTTGTAAAATGGGCTAGTGAAGCTATACAAATTCCCTACAGAGATCCCCTAACAGAACGCTCAACTGTTTATGTTCCGGATTTTTTTATACAGTACGTGGACAAAAATGGACACATGCAACTAGAGCTAATTGAGATAAAACCTGCAAGCCAAACAATTTTAGAGCGTGTTGGTAAAAGCGCACACAATCAGTCACAGTTTATTAAGAATCAGGCCAAGTGGGCCGCGGCAGGCGCTTGGTGTAAACAACAGGGCTTAAAGTTCCGTATTCTTAATGAAAATGATATATTCAGCCACAGATAGATATAAGTAATATTATGACTAAGAAACTAGAAGAAGTATTAAATCTTCCCGAAAGCAAGAAAATTGTCAAAGAAGAAGAAAAGAAACAGGTCAAAGCTGACTTAGCCCAGCCATTTCTTCGCGACATGAGTGAATATGATAAAATTTCAGCCGCATTACCCCAAGTCAAGGGGTTGGGCGATTTGGGAGATGCTGAACTAGATGAGCTAGCACAAAAAGCCAAAGATGCCTACGAAGATATCATGGATTTGGGCATGAATGTTGAAGCACGTTATAGCGGCCGGTTATTTGAAGTTGCCGCTAGTATGCTAGGACATGCTATACAGGCCAAAACTGCCAAGCTAGACAAGAAACTAAAAATGATCGATCTACAGATTAAAAAGCAAAAACTAGACCAAGATTCTAGTTCCGATGATAGCGTTACGATTCAAGGTGACGGCGTTATTATCACAGATCGCAACAGTCTGCTCGAGAAATTAAAGAATTTAAAATAAATATATGACTAGGATCATACTATGAAATCATTCAAACAATACTTAACAGAAAGCACTAAGGTCTATGAATTTAAGATCAAAATTGCTGGCCCACATACCAAAGAAGCGGTAGAGCAGATCAAAGCTAGTCTATCTGAATTTCATTGCTCTAAAGTGTCGTCTGGCAAAACAACTCCAATTAGCGAGCGTCAGACAGATTTTCCAGAGCACAGAAATACAGAAATGACAGTGTATGATGTTGAAACAGATTATCCAGCTACTAGCTTACAAATACGTGATCGTATCGCAGTAGGACTTGGTGTAACTCACAATCATGTTAAAGTACACAGCATGTATGAAGAATTAGAATATGAAATTAATCATCAGCACGATGAGCGTACAGGTGAAGCATTAATTGGAAAAGAACAAGATCCTAGCAATAATGGCAGTATGGTTAATGATGAGTACAAGTACAATCTACTAAAAGAATTAGGTAAAACAAAACACCAGGGAACACAGTTTAAAGGATACAATGATCAAATCCTAGCCGACAGCGTTCCCGGACTTGCTCCAGAATATCGTAAAGAAAAACAGTCTAAGCAAGATGGCAAGCATACCAGCCCAATTGGTACACGCCAGAATAAAATGCCTGCTATAGTCAAAGGAGCAAGATAATGAATTTAAAAGATTTGATCGCAAAGATGGACGCCATTGAAGAAGGTGTCGATGTAAAAACTGACGAGTGCGGCGCGATGCCAATGCCCGGTGCTGTTATGAGCATCGGCCCACAGGCTCATCAAGGACAACAAGATAATGTTTCAATGACGATTAATGTCAACGGCCAAGGTGAAGGCGGTCTTCGTAGCATTATGAACATCCTACGCGATATTGAAGCAGGTGAAGAGCCAGCAGACGGTGATGATACAGGCCATGAAGAACCAATCATGGGAGCAGATGAAAGCCAAAATATCCAAGGTGACGAAAGTCCGTTGACTGTTTCTCCAGACGAAGAAATGGAAGAAGTTATAGGTGACGATGAGGAAGGTTGGGGCAATTCAGCACACGGCGGCCACAAGCATCATACACACGGTTTAGACGCTGTTACATTTAGTGGCGATGACATGAACAGTAAAGGTAAGATTAGTCCTGTATCACGTGCTCCTGGTACAAACCCATTGCGCGAACCAAGTCAATTTGATGAAGCACTAGTTCAACGTTTAACAACAATGTACCAAGAAATTAAAGAAGCAGGCGGAGAGAAGAAAACAATGAGTCGAGCGGCCAAAGGTGTTATGAAATACGGTAAAGAAGGAATGAAGGCTCTTGCAAAAGCTGGTAAAGAAGGAAAAGACTTAGATAAAGTTCGTGACAAGTATAACAAATATGATTAAATTTCGTCGCAGTTAGCACCCTGTCCAAGGTGCCAAATAGACCCTTAGGGGTCTATTTTTTTCGTTAAATAAAGTATGGCAAAATCACTTGACGGCGTCTTAACCAAAAAAGCGCATACAAAAGAAAAGTTCACAGAGGAGCAAGTACAGCACTTGTTAAAATGTGCCGACCCAAAAGATGGTTACCTCCACTTTGCTAAAAACTTCTTTCACATACAGCATCCTGTAAAAGGTAAGGTAAAATTTGAACCTTACGAATATCAAGAACGCTTGCTAGCCGCATATCACGATTATCGGTTTAACAT